TCCTAAGGAAGAGTTATTACCACCTAAAGGAACTACTCCAGATGAACAATTAGAAGAATATTTAAAGGATTATGTAAATGGACCCCAGGCTAAATCTAATGCTGCATTTAAGACTGGTGCAGTATTAATAGAAGGAGATCATGCTTATTTTAAATATCAAAGTTTTTATAACTCTTTAAAAAGTAAGGATTGGAGAGAAAACAAATCTAAAACTGCAGAGAAAATAATACAGATAGGTGGTGGTAAAGAAAAAACAGAAATTAATGTACCTAAAAGATTTCCTAAAAAACAAGGGGAGAAAGAATCACATGATCCAATTGATGTAATAAGAATACCTGTAGATAAGTTTAAAATTAAACAATCTAAGCCTGAGATAATGTCCGTTAAATCTAAAAAAGATATATTTTAATGATTAGAAAGATATTAGGTCCTCCAGGAACAGGTAAGACAAGAAGATTATTAAATGAAGTAGATAACTATTTAAAATCAGGAATACCTTTAAATAAAATAGGTTATTTTGCTTTTACTAGGAAAGCAGCCAATGAAGCAAGAGAAAGGTTTTTACAATTAAATAGTAATTTAACAAAAACTGATGCTAAGTTTTTTCAAACATTACATTCTTTAGCTTTTCATACTTTAGGTATGAGTGAAGATAATGTTATGCAGCCGGTTCATTATGAACAGATAGGTAAAGAATTAAGTATACGAGTTAACTATTCAAGTGATCTAGAAGAAAGTTGTTATATGAATTGTGATAATGAATATTTTAAATTAATTAGTAAAGCACGAGTTAAATGTATTTCTATTGATGATGAGTTTAATACTAATGAATGGAGTAGAGATATAGATTTAGATACTTTACATCATATAAACATTAATCTTAATAATTATAAGAAAGCCTACAACTTAGATGATTATACAGACATGATAGAAAGATTTGTTCTTAATTCAGATAAATGTCCTTTGTTTGAAGTTATCTTTATAGATGAAGCTCAGGATCTATCTCCTATTCAATGGAAGATGTTTGATATATTAAAATCAAAATCTAAGGATGTATTTTTAGCAGGAGATGATGACCAGGCTATTTTTGCTTGGGCTGGAGCTGATGTTAATAGATTTATAGATGAGCCAGCAGAAGAAGAAGTACTACAACAATCTGAACGTATACCATTAGCCGTTCAAGAATTATCCAATACAATATTAAATAGAATACAGGGTAAGAGAAAAGAAAAAGTATATTATGCAAAGAAAGATAGTGATGGGAATGTAGTCCAGGGGAAAGTAGATACTATATTTGATATAGATAGTTTAGATTTAACAACTGATAAATGGTTAATATTAACTAGAACAACATATAGATCGGATGAAATATCTGATTTATTAAAAGAAAAGAAATTATATTTTAAGAATAGATATGGCAAAAGTTTTGATCATAGTCTTTATAAATCAGTATTGAAATGGACTGATCTTACATTAGGTAAAGAAATATCTATCGCAGATTGTAAGGATATTTATGAATATTTAGATGATACATTTGATGAAAATAAGTTTGGAAATAAAACTTATGTCAAAATAGAAGATTTAGGATTTACTCCTGGAGTAACTTGGTTTGATGCTTTTACAAATTTAGATCAAGAGAAAGAATTATATATTAGAACTATGTTAACTAATGGTGAAAAATTATCTGAGGAACCAAGAATAGAAGTATCAACCATTCATGCAGCAAAAGGTGGTGAATGTAAGAATGTTATTCTTGTTCTAGATAATGCAAGGAAAATAAGACAATCTACAGAAGAAAATGTAGATAAACAGGATGAAGAACATAGAGTTTGGTACGTTGGTGCAACAAGATCTATGGAAAATCTTTATATATTAAAATCTAAAAAGGAATGGAAAGGATATCAGTTATGAGTAATAAAGCATTTTATAAACAAGTAGGAGGAGTTCATTATAAGAAATATAAAATACAACCTTCTTTATTTATTAATAAAAATAAGATACTGTTTGCTGAAGGCAATGCAATTAAATATATTTGCAGACACCAAGATAAAGGAAAGAAACAAGATTTGTTAAAAGCAATTCATTATATAGAAATGATTATAGAAAGGGATTATGAAAGTACCTCTATTTGAAGCACAAAAGGAATGGGTAGAACCAGAAGAGTTTCCAGATCTAAGATCTTATGATGAGATCGCAGTAGACTTAGAAACTAGAGATCCTGATTTAAAAAAGAAAGGATCCGGTTCTGTTATAGGTAATGGAGAAGTAATTGGTATTGCTGTAGCTGTACCAGGAAGATCTTTTTATTTTCCCATAGCCCACGGCTCAGGGCCCAATATGGATAAGAAGAAAGTTTTAGAGTGGTTTAAAGACACTATGGCTACTCCTTCTTTAAAAATATTTCATAATGCAATGTATGACGTTTGTTGGATTAGACAAATGGGTATTAAGATTAGTGGTTTAATCGTAGATACAATGATTGCTGCATCATTAGTTGATGAGAATAGATTTCAATATAGTTTAAATACTTTGTCTTGGGATTATCTTGGTTATGGTAAGAGCGAGGCTGCTTTAAATGAAGCTGCTAAATCTAGAGGATTAGATCCTAAAGAAGATATGTGGCAATTACCAGCTATGGAAGTTGGTTTATATGCTGAGAAGGATGCTGAACTTACATTAGAACTTTGGCAAATGTTTAAAAAAGAAATAGTTCACCAAGATATAGAATCAGTATTTAATTTAGAAACTGATTTGTTTCCTTGTCTAGTTGATATGAGGTTTAAAGGTGTAAGAGTTGATATAGAGCGAGCACACAAACTAAAACAACAGCTAACAGCACAAGAGAATGAATTGTTATTAAAAGTAAAACAAGAAACAGGGATAGAACCCCAGATTTGGGCAGCAAGAAGCATTGCAAAAGTTTTTGATAAGCTTGGTTTACCTTATGACACAACAGAGAAATCATCGGCGCCATCCTTTACTAAAAATTTTTTACAGGAACATCCTCACCCTATAGTCCAAATGATTGCAAAAGCAAGAGAAATAAATAAAGCGCATACAACATTCATTGACACTATAATTAGATACGAACACAAAGGACGTATTCATGCTGAGATTAATCAAATTAGATCTGATCAAGGTGGGACTGTAACTGGAAGATTCAGTTATAATAATCCTAATTTACAGCAGCTTCCAGCAAGGAACAAGGATCTTGGACCTATGATTAGATCTTTATTCTTACCTGAAAAAAATCATACGTGGGGTTGTTTTGATTATTCACAACAAGAACCAAGATTAGTTGTACACTATGCTTCTCTATATAAATTTCCATCTGTGTATGATGTAGTTGATTCTTATAAAGAAGATCCTAATACAGATTTCCACCAAGTAGTTGCTGATATGGCAAATATTCCAAGATCTCAAGCTAAGACTATTAACTTAGGTTTATTCTACGGTATGGGTAAAGCTAAATTACAAGCTGAACTTGGTGTATCTAAAGAAAAAGCTGCAGAACTATTTGAACAGTATCATGCTAAAGTTCCATTTGTTAAACAATTAACAAATGCTGCTTCTAATAGATCTCAAGAGCGTGGACAGATAAGAACTCTCCTTGGTAGGCTATGTAGGTTCCATTTATGGGAACCTAATAGCTTCGGTATGCATAAAGCTATGCCTCACGAAGAAGCACTCCAGGAACACGGACCAGGGATCAGAAGAGCTTATACATACAAAGCTTTAAATAAATTAATACAGGGTTCTGCTGCTGATATGACAAAAAAATCTATGGTAGAATTATATAAAGAAGGAATAGTTGCTCATATTCAAATTCATGATGAATTAGATATATCAGTAGAATCTCCAGAACATGCAAAGAAGATTGTAGATATAATGGAAAATGCAGTTCAATTGGAAGTTCCAAATAAGGTAGACTACGAATCTGGTGAAAACTGGGGCGACATATATGATTGATTATGTCTTATCTTAATGCTAACATACCGCCAATTTATTGTAACATAAGAAGGGAGTATTTGTATGATCTTAAACAGCATCACGGAGAAACTGAAAGTTGTGTGGTCTTTGGTATTGCAAGCATATCTGGCCGTGCAATATTATTCCATTGTGTACTTGAATCAGGTGCAATCTATTTCAGATTACCTATCAGCGCTTTTATTCAAAAAGGCTTTGATCGCAGAAACGTCCCAGATCAAGATATCAAAGATCTTGAGTTATGGAATTCATTTGGTTATTTTCCTAACGTTATCTGCTTTGATTTTTTAAAAGGACAATCCTGTAAATATTTTAACAAAGGAAATACATACAATG